GCAGAACAGTTGTCTACTTGATACAACTGTAACGACTGACACCTTTTAGGGGTTAGTCGTAAAAATAACCTCACGAACTAAGGAGAGTGAAACAATGAGAAGACCAAGAAAAATGAACTATAAAAAATCAAAAAGAATGTTCTCTCGCACAGCAGCAAGAACACACAGAAAAAATTCCCTAAGAGGAAGCCGACCTATGAGAGGCGGAATTAGACTATAAAAAAAAGGAGCAACTATGCCATGCTTTCACCCAATAACCGCTTATAACAAAATAGGCGGTGGACTAACGTGGAAACTCCACGAATCGAACGGAACTAAAACAACCGTAAGCTGCAAACAGTGTACTGGCTGCAGACAAGAATACTCACGCCAATGGGCGTTAAGAAACATGCACGAAGCCAGTTTATGGCTTAACAACATATTCATTACGTTAACATACGATAATGAACATCTACCGGAACACGGAACACTAGTAAAAAAAGACTTTCAAGATTTTATGAAAAGGCTTAGAAAGAAAAAACGTGCTAACCAGGCACAACCAATAAGATATTATCAATGCGGAGAATACGGCGATAAATTCGGCCGTCCGCATTATCATGCAATATTATTTAATACCAATTTTCGCGACCGCGAAATAATACAAGGACAAAAAGGTTTAACTCAATCAGAAACATTAAGCAAACTATGGGGCAAAGGCCACTCCTCCATAGGGGACGTAACATTCCAATCGGCGGCATATGTCGCCGGTTACGTTCAAAAGAAAATTAATGGCAAAAAAAAAGACGCAATAAACGAAAATGGATTAAAACATTACGAGATTATTACACCAAATGGCGAAATAATTGAAAAACAACAAGAATACTCAACTATGAGCCGGCGCCCAGGCATAGCTGGGCACTGGTTCGCCAAACACAAAAATGACGTTTATCCGTCAGATAACATACATATAAATGGAAAAGAAATGAGACCTCCAAAATATTATGACAGACTTTATGAAATAGAATATCCAATGGATATGGAAATCATAAAAGAAAAGCGACGTAAGGAAATGAAAAAAACACAACACTTACGTTCGCCCGAGGCTCTGCGACAAGCAGAGAAAACACACAAAGCTCGAATGAGCATATACAGGAGAAATAAACTATGACTCTATGCAAATATACAATATATGATTCAGCACTTGAAGCATATCACCAAGATTATAGCTTGGAAAACGACGCTATAGCGTTAAGACAATTCGCGGATATGGCGAATGAAGAAACACAAATTGCCAAAAATCCGGAGGATTATTCGCTTTGGCGAATTGGCACATTTGAAACAACAACCGGAGAACTACATCCGGAAGAACCCACATGTATTGCAAAAGCACATGAACATGTGATACAATTCAAAAAAAACAAAAAATAAGGAAATAACATGCCCATGAAAAACCCTCACAAATATAATACAAGAATCGGCTCCGCGCAACAACATCAGTTCAGCGAAGTACCACATGCCGATATACAGCGAAGCACATTTGATAGGAGTCATGGGCTTAAAACCACATTTAATGCCGGTCAACTAGTACCAATCTATGTTGATGAATCGCTACCAGGCGACACGTTTTCGTGTAACCTCACTGCATTCAGCCGATTAGCAACACCAATACATCCTACAATGGATAATGCATTTATGGATACCCATTTCTTCGCAGTCCCAATACGACTTGTATGGGACGATTTCGAAGAATTTATGGGTGAAACAAAAACATACAAACCAGCTGGGTCTGATAGATTAGACGGAACACCCGATTTTACAGTCGACGCACCAGTTCCACCAACAATTACCGCCCCTGGTGGCGGAGAGACAGAAGGATCTCTTTCCGATTATTTCGGAATACCAACAAAAGTAGCAGGACTAGAATTTAGTGCATTATGGCACCGAGCGTATACGCTCGTCTGGAACGATTGGTTCCGAGATGAAAATTTGCAAGCACCAAAAGATCTAGATACAACAAGTGGTCCAGATACAACATCATATGCTCTTTTAAATAGAGGAAAAAAACACGATTATTTCACATCAGCATTACCCTGGCCACAGAAGGGTGCTGATGTAACAATACCATTAGGAACTACTGCACCTGTATTATTTACAGGTGACACCGATGAACAACGCGTAGCTATGACTAGCATTGGTGGTGTAGATGGATATTTAGATACAGATGCTTCCAACCGTGTAACATGGAGAGATGGATCAGTAGCTTATACTGAAACATTACAGACAGATTTAACTGATGCAACAGCAGCAACAATTAATCAACTTCGATTAGCTTTTGCAACACAAAAATTTCTTGAAATACAAGCCAGAGGCGGTTCAAGATATATCGAAGTCATAAAAAACCACTTTAACGTAACTAGCCCCGATGCTCGTTTACAACGACCAGAATACTTAGGGGGAGGATCCTCACCGGTAAATATTTCACCGGTCGCACAAACATCGTCAACTGACGCAACAACACCACAAGGTAACTTATCGGCCATAGGAACAACAGTACTTAGTGGCCACTCTTTCACAAAGAGTTTCACCGAACACACAATAGTAATTGGTATGGTATCTGTAAGAACAGATTTAACATACCAACAAGGACTGAACAGAATGTTTAGTAGAGAAACTATATACGATTACTACTGGCCAACGTTATCAACGATTGGCGAACAAGCAGTTAAAAACAAAGAAATATATGCACAAGGAAGTGCAGCCGACGAAACAACGTTCGGCTATCAAGAGCGTTATGCGGAATATAGATATAAGCCAAGTTCAGTAACTGGCAAATTCCGTTCAAACGCAACAGGCACCCTTGAATCATGGCATTATGCACAGGAGTATGCGAGCCTGCCATTACTCGGAGATTCATGGATACAAGTAACAGACACAAATGTACAACGTACATTAGCGGTAGCAAGCGAACCTCAATTTATATTTGATTCGCTATTTAAATTAAGATGTACTAGACCAATGCCAGTTAATAGTATACCTGGCGGGACACATTTCTAATGTTCGACTGGCTAGGAGGACTATTAGGGTACAAAGCTGCAAAACAAACTAATGTAGCTAGTGCCCAAATGGCACAAAAACAAATGGACTTCCAAGAAAGGATGTCCAATACGGCCGTTCAACGCCGAATGGCGGATTTAAAAAAGGCCGGAATTAATCCTATATTAGCCGGTTCAAAAGAAGCATCCGCTCCGGCTGGAGCAATGGCTCCAGTAATTAACCCGACATCATCTGCTTTAGATGCGGGTTCAAAAAAACAACAAATATATAATCAACGCATGCAAGCAGAATTGATGGATGCTCAAATAGCAGCAAATTCAGCACAAGCATCTTTAACACTTAGACAGAGTTCTAAGTTGCAAGGTGAATTAGCATTAGCTGCTATTGATAGAGAAATTTATGAGCAGCCAGGTTTTAAATCTGCACGCATGGCCAAACTTTATGCAGACCAAGTGGCACCTTTAATTACGGGTGCAGCTTCAGCTGCTGGAGCTGGTGCAATAATAAAACGTATTAGAAAACAAAGAACTCCAGGTGGAGCTGTTGGTTTTAAACCAGCATCATTTAACCCAACAACAGGTGAAATAAGATAACTATGACTAAAAGAAAAGCCACTGGCGTACCAAAGAATACATTTCGTTCAGCCTATAATTTAGGCAACGAAGATTATAGTGAAACGTTTAATGACGGTATCACTGAACAACATCACACAGATCAGTGTGATATTAACAAGATCTTGGCACAATTCATGGAAACAGGAATTATGCCAAAAACAAACGCAAACCCACAATACGGTGACGTATCTAATGTGGATTTCCAAGAAATGCAAAATACGCTAGCAACAGCAAAAACATTGTTTGAAGAATTGCCGGAACAGGTGAAGGCTACCTTCAACAATGAAATGCATAGCTTTCTAAATTTTGCAGAAAATCCCGATAACCTTCCACAAATGGAAGAATGGGGTTTAGCTGTTAAAAACGAGCGTTTAGCTCAAGCTTTACAAGCAGAAGCTGGGGAGGAA